GAGCATTGCCTCGGTCATCGCGATGGCGGGGCAGAAGGTCGTCATGGCCGACAACGCCCTGATGATGATTCACGACCCGTGGGGCGCGTGGATGGGCAACGCCCGCGAGCTGCGCAAGACGGCGGACGTCCTCGACACGATGGGCGATCAGATCGTCGCCACCTACAAGTGGCACGTGGCCGAGCTCTCCGAGGACGACATCAAGGCGCTCATGGCGGAAGAGACCTGGATGACGGCCGACGAGGCCATCGCCTACGCCTCCGCCACCGAGAAGGTCGAAGGCCTGAAGGCCGCCGCCTCCCTCACCCGCGCCGGCATGAAGGCGCTGAAGGTGCCGGCGCAGCACCGCGCGCGCGTCGAGGCCTTCTTTGAGCCGGCGACCGAGACCGTGAAGCCGGCGGCCGCGGCCGAGGTCTCACGGCTCTGCGTCGAGGCCGGTGCCTCCGCCACGTTCATGGCCGAGCTGATCGCCGCCGCGCCGACGCTCGACGACGCGAAGGCGCGCATCGCGACCGACAAGGCGAGCCGCGAGGCGGCTGAGCAGCAGGCGCGCGTCGCGCGTGACACGGCCGAGGCCCGCGCCACGGCCATCCGCGGCGCCTGCGCCCTGGCCAAGGCTCCGCTCCTGGCCGACGGCTATATCGCCGGCGGCATGTCGATCGAGGCCGTGAAGGCGCACTTGACCACCATCACCGCCCTCGTCGACGGCAAGGTCGACGTGGACGGCAGCCTGAAGCCCGACGCGGGCGCCGACCACGCGGCCGGCTGGAAGGCCGCATTCCGCAAGGCGAAGTAACCGCCCCGCGCACTGACGCGCACCGAGGAGGAGTTTCGACATGAGCACGAAGACCGAAGGGCGGCACACCGCCGAGTTTCTGATCAGCGAAGCGCCTGGCACCGCCAGCCGCGACCAGGCGACCGTGACGGTCGCGGCCACCACCACCCTGAAGGCCGGCACCGTACTGGGGCGCCTGAGCGCCACCGGCAAGTACGTGCCCTACGACAACGCCGGTTCGGACGGCAGCGAGACCGCCTACGGCGTGCTCCTCGAGGAGGTCGTCAACGCGGCGGGCGCTCCGGCCGACGTCGAGGCCACCGTCATCAACTGGGGCGCCGAAGTGCGCTCGACCTCGCTCGAGTGGGCCGCCGGCCTGGTCGATGCCGACAAGACGGCCGCCGCCGTCGACTTCCTCGCGCGGGGCATCAAGGTCCGGGCGTAGGCCCCGACCGCCACGCGCACGCGGTAGGCCTCACTTCTCAAGGAGCACGCACTCATGGCCGGAATGGACGTTTTCAAGGGCGACGGATTCTCGATGCAGGCGATGCTGCAGGCGCAGGAGAACGTCGACCACAAGCCGCAGTACCTCGGGTCGCTGAACCTGTTTCAGCCGAACCCCATCCGCACGCGCACCGTCTCGATCGAGACGCGGGACGACGAGCTCGCCCTCATCACGACCACGCCGGTCGGTGCACCGCTGCCGCAGGGCACGCGGGACAAGCGCAAGCTCCGCAACTTCAACGTGGTGCGTCTGGCCAAGGGCGACACGCTGCAGGCCGAAGAGATCACCGGGATCCGCGCGTTCGGCAGCGAGACCGAGCTGCAGCAGGTGCAGGTCGAAGTCGCCCGCCGGCTGCAGCGGCTGAACGACGACCTCGAGCTGACCTTCGAACACCACCGCCTCGGCGCCGTGCAGGGCATCCTGCTCGACGCGGATGGCGACGTCCTGGTGAACTACTTCACCGAGTTCGGCGTCGTGCAGCCCACCGAGATCGCCTTCAACTTCAGCACCCTCATCAACGGGCTGCTGCGCAAGAAGGTCGAGGCGGAAGTCGTGCGGCCGATCATGCGGGCGGCGAAGGGCGCGTTCACCGGGGCGTCCCGTGTGCACGCCATCTGCGGCGACAACTTCTGGGACAGCTTCATCGCCAACGCCGAGGTGCGCGAGACCTACAAGAACTGGGAAGCGGCCGCGCAGCTCCGCCAGGCGACGGCGTTCTCGGCGTTCTCGTTCGCCGGTGTCGACTGGTACAACTACCGCGGGACCGACGACGGCACCACGGTGGCGGTCGGGACCGACGACGTGAAGTTCTTCCCGGTCAACGCGCCCGGGATCTTCCAGGTGGCCTGGGGCCCGGGCGAGTTCTTGCCGGTCGCCAACCAGCCGGGCGTGCCGGTGCGGCCGCTGGTCCTGCCGGACCCCTCGGGCCGTGAGGCCTTCGTCACCATCGAGGTCTACAGCTACCCGCTGCACCTGTGCACGCGGCCGCTGACCCTCCGCAGCGGCACGCTGTCGACCTAGCGCAATGCCGCTCGACCTTCGGCCCTCGATGGTGCCGATTCTCGACGCGTTCGGGGTGCCGGCCACGGTGACGCGGCCGGCCCCCGACGACGTCGCGCTGCCGGCCACCCTGGTGTGGGTGTCGCCGGAAGCCGCCGGCGTGCCCATCGGGGATGCGCCGCTGACGCGCACCGACCCGAAGCGCTACGCCGCGCTGACCTACGCGGAGGTGCCGACGGTGCCCCGCGGCACCGTCGTCTCGGCGGCGGAGACCCTCGGGGCCGCCGTGCGGGAGTGGCGAGTGGACGGCACCACCCGCGTCGAGTTCGACCACGTGATCGTCGTCCTGTTGCCGCTCGACTGCTGAGAACCTCATGGCCCCGCAGAGCGCCCGCGAACGAATCATTCACGCCCTGGTGCAGCGCCTCGCTGCCATCGATGGCGTGCCGCCGTTCCAGACGCGACTCGGGGTCGGGAAGATCTACGTCGGGGAGGTCCCGGCGCTGGGGCCGGACGACCCTGCGGAAGCGCTGGTCGTCATCCCGGACGACGACCAGATCCACCACCAGCGGCGCAATTTCGAGATCGACTGGCCGATCGTCATCGGTGCGGTCGTGCGCGCCGATGTGGTGGATCCCTGGGTGCCCGTCGAGCAGGCGATCGCGGACATCAAGCGCGCGGTGGAGCTCGCCGACGTCTACCTCGGTCTGCCGGCGGACGTGAAGAACCCGATGAAGCGCGGCGCGACGCGGGTGTTCGAACGGCCCGAGGGCAGCACTGTCATCGGCGCCGGCGTCACCTACGTCGTCAACTACGTCGAGTCGTGGGGGGCACCGTAGTGGCGGCGGCCCTCACCCTCTCGACGAAACAGGCGAACCGCGTCGTGGAGCGCCTCGTCACGCGTTTCGCGGACCGCGTCCCTGACGCGTTTGTCCGCGCGCTGAACCGCGCCGCGGTCACCACGCGTGCGGTCATGGCCCGCGAGATCGTGGCCGACGTGGGCGGCGTGAAGGTCGGCGACGTGAAGGAGCGGATCCGCATCGAGCCCGCCGTGCGCGCCACGATGCGCGCGCGGCTGTCGCTCTCCGGCAAGCGGATCCCGCTCGTCGAGTTCGGCGCCAAGGGACCGTTCCCGTCGCGCGGCCGCGGGCGTGGCGTCACGTCACGCCTGCGGGGCGGCACGCGCTCGCTCCCGGACGCCTTCATGGCCCGGGTCGGCAAGGGCGGCCACCTCGGCGTCTTCACGCGCGATACCCGCAGGGGCCCGTCGAGCCGGAAGTCGAAGGGCGCCTGGTCGAAGAACCTGCCGATCCGGCAGCTGTTCGGGCCGTCCCTGCCGCGCGTGTTCACCAAGGTGTCGCCGGCGGGCATCGCGGCGGGGCAGGAATCACTCATCAAGAACCTTCGGTCGGAATTGCGCTTCGCCCTCGGGCAGGGGCGCGGAGGGAGCGAGTAGTCATGAACAGCATTCCGTATGAAGTCCTCGTCGGCTCGGGCGTGATCTACCTGGCAGCCGCCGGCACGCCGCTGCCGACCGATCCCGGGGAGCCCCTCACGAGCCCGTGGGTGAAGCTCGGCACCGACGGTGACCTCAACTACAGCGAGGACACCGGCATCGAATTCATAGTCACGGAGACGGTGGTGCCGTGGACGCCCCTGGGCAGCAACGTGCCGCGCAAGTACTTCCGCACGGTCGAAGGCGTGATGCTCAAGGCCAACGTGGCGGACATGACGCTCGAGCAGCTGAAGTACGCCCTCAACGGCAACAGCGTCACCACCGTGCCCGCCGCCACCGGCGTGATCGGCTACAAGAAGCTCGGCCTCGAAAAGGGCCAGAACATCGCCACCTACGCGATGATCGTGCGCTACAACGCGTCGCCCTACATGGCGGACGGCATCATGGAGTACCGCCACACCCTGGTGCAGCAGAAGTCGGAGCCGAAGCTGACGGCGAAGAAGGGCGAGCCGATGGCGTTCGACGTCGAGTTCATGGCCCTGCCCGACGCGGCCGCGGCCGCGGGCGAGCGCCTCGGCGTCTTCCTCGCTCAGCACCAGGTCGCCGGCACGTAGGCCGATGCCCATGGTCTCGGCGGACCTTGCGGTGCGAGTCAGGGAACTCCGCCGCAAGGTCCGCCAGCTCAAGTCCACGGCACGGGTCGTCGCGCGCGAGCTGCGCGCCACGGCTGCCGAACTGAAGACCCGCGAAGAGGAGTGCCGCGCGCGCGGCATCGCCGTCGCACCCGAACAACCCCACGCGTAGGAGCCGTTCTCCATGGCGACCAAGCTCGTGCCCGTCGTCCCGAAGCCCATTCTCGATCTCGACACGCTCACGCCGTACGACTACATCCAGGTCGACGGGCAGCGCTACGACCTCCTACGGTCTGACCAGCTCGGGCTCGTGGCGTTCCAGCGGATTCAGCAGCTGTGTCCGCGGTTCGATGAGCTCATGGCGCCGAAGTCGCTGACCGAGGACGAGGAGGCCGAGCTCGTCGCCGTGCTGGGCAGCATCGTGCGCATCGTGCTGCGGGCGCCCGAGGCGGTGATCGCCCGCCTCAACGACTTCCAGCAGCTGCAGGTGGTGCTGACTTTTGTTCGGATCTCGCCGCGCACGCCGGGGATGACGACGAGATCGACGATGCCGACCCCGCCCGTGCCCGCGCCCGTCCCGGGGCGCCCGCCGAACCCACCGACTGGGGTGAAGAGATCCCGCGGCTCTGCCGGTTCTACGCCGGCACGACGCCGGCGACGTGGCTGACCGAAACGCCCATGGCCGTCCTCCGCGCCTGCCTCACGATGCTGCCGCGCCTTGATGCGCGGGAGAGCCTGACCGCCGCCCAGCGTGTCGGGGTGGGCACAGGCTCGCACCCGAAGGACGTCCTCGGCCGGCTGAATGACACCTGGACGGCCGAGGCCTTTCCCCGTCGCCGGCGCCGCATGCGTCGCGTGCAGGTGACCGAGTAGTCATGAGCACCGAGCGCGTCGGCAAAGCCGTTCTCGATCTCAACCTCGACGCCTCGGGGCTGCTGGCGGGGCTGGACAAAGTCAAGACGTCCAGCCGGCAGACCGACACCGAGTTCGAGAAGTTGCGGCAGAAGTCGATCAAGGCCGGGCAGGACCTCGAGCGGATGGTCGAGCACTTCCGCGGCGACGCGCTGGTGGCGGAAGCGCGCCGCACGGCGCAGGCCATCGATCAGATCGGCGGCGTCGGCAAGCTCACGAAGAAAGAGCTGGCAGACGTATCTTCGACCGTCGCCGCCGCGACGGACAAACTGAAGCGCATGGGCGAGGAGGTGCCGCCCAGCCTTCGCAAGCTGTCGAACGAACTGGCGACGGTTGAGCAGACCAGCCGTGCCGGCGGCGGCATGCTCGGGCAGTTCAAGAACGTGACGGCGGCGCTCGGGCCGATCCTACCGGTGGCGTCCCTCGCGGGCGCCGCCCTCGGTGCCGCGATCGTCGGCGTCAGCGCCGCCGCCATCAACGCGGCTGGCGACTTGATCGACATGCGCGACCAGACGGGCCTGTCCACCGACACGCTGCAGGAGATGCAGCACGTCGCGGACCAGACTGGCGGGTCGCTTGAGACGTGGACTGGCAACGCCTACAAGCTGACGCTCAACGTGGCCGAGGGGTCAGAGAAGGCGCGGAAGGCCGCCGCAGACCTCGGCCTCGAGTGGAGCCAGCTCGCGGCGTCGAACCCTGACCAGCAGTACAACATGGTCATCCGAGCGCTCGAGGGCGTCACGGACCAGAACGAGCGCGCCCGGCTCGGCACGGCCATGTTCGGGAAGGGCTTCGAGGACATGGCGGCCGCGGTCACGTCGGGATATACCGACATGGCCGCCGGGGCGCGGAAAAGCACCGAGGAACAGCTCGAGGCGCTCGACGAGCTCGGGGACGCGTGGGGCATCTTCCTGAAGGGCGCCGAGACAGTCGCCATCCAGCAGCTCGGATCCATCGCCCAGCGCTTCCAGGACACGATGGCCTGGCTGACGCTCGACATGGCGAAGTACACCGAGCTGCAGCAGATCAAGATCCGCGGCATCCTCGAGGCCGAAGACGGACGCGGCCTGTCGGCGCTGCTGCGACAGCTCGAGAAGGAGAGCAAAGATCCGCCGCGCGTGCCGGCGGGGCGCCTTCAGGCCGCGGGACCGATCGGCCTCTCCGAGAAGGAACGGGCCAAGATCGAGAAAGAGCTCGACGCCGAACGCGCGAAGAGGGACAAGGCCGCGCTCGACGCCACGAATAGCCTCGCGGAGGCCAGGGCTCGGCTGTTCAACACCGATGCGATTGCCAAAGCGAAGAGCTACGAGACGGCCCTTGGTGGCATCGGCAACGTCACGAAGCTGACGAAGGAGGGTAAGGCCGATCTCAATAAGGTCGTCGCCGAGGCCCTCGAGGCCTACCAGGCGCTGGGCCAGCAGGCTCCGCAGTCACTGCGCGACATCCTCGCGGCCACTACACCGCTGCTCACATCGACGCGGCAGTGGCAGAGTGTCCTCCCGGCGGCCGCGGAGAGTGCCGAGGAGGCGCTGAACAGGGTCGGGGCCTCACTCCACGACTTGCCGTCCGAAACGCTCGAGGAGACGGCGAGGGCCACCACCGAGGCCGATGCGGCGACGCGCGCCTGGGCGAACGCGACCGGCGCGGTCTATCCCCCGGCCGTGCGCGAGGCGACGTCGGCGACGAAGGAGTTCACCGAATCCACGTTCGACGCCTACAGCGCCCTCGCGCAGATGTTCGCGCAGCTCGGCCAACTGTCCGGGCCCGAGGGCCTGGGCACGTTCATGCGCGCCGCCGGCAACGTCATCGTCGGCCTCCAGGGCGCGCGCCAGCAGGCGAAGCTGGTCGGCATCGACGGCGAGATCCTCGGCGGCCGGTTCGGCGCCCTGTCGACGGTGTTCAACGCCAACGCGACCAGCAGCCAGAGAATGGCGGCCGGCCTGGCGTCTGCGGCCGGTGTGGCGGCCGGCGCCGCGAATATCTGGGCCGTGACCGGGCAGAGCGCGAGCAAGCTACAGAACAGCCTCAGTGGGGCCATGGCGGGGGCGCAGGCGGGGGCGATGTTCGGGCCGTGGGGGATCGCGATCGGCGCCGCGGCGGGCCTCGTGACCGGCCTGGTGCGCGGCAAGCCCGCATGGGCGAAGGCCGCGCAGGAAGTGGGACGCGACTTCGGCGTGTCCATTTCGAAGGAGCTGGCCCAGCAGATCGCCGACCTGGCTAAGAAGGAATTCAAGGGCAGCCGCCAGGCGGCGTCGGTGGCCAGCATCAGCTCGATCATCAAGGAAGCCGGCGGGCTCAACCCGGACAACCTCGCGCAGTTCACCGGCAAACTGCGCGACGTCTTCGCGCTGATCGAAGGCGGCCAGATGACGGCCGCCCAGGGCACCAAGGTCCTCGACGAGAACTGGGCGGCGTTCGTGGCCGCCGGCACCGACGGCCAGGGCCGGCTCTCGGCCGGCCTCAAGGAGATCATCCGGCTCCAGCAGCGGATGGGCATCGAGTCCCAGCAGGTCACGGCCTACCTGAAGGCACAGGCCGACGTGATCGCCGCCGGCGCGAACGCTGTGATCGGCGCCACGCAGTCGCAGATTGACCAGTGGCTGAAGGTCGCCAAGGCCGCCAAGGACGCCGCCGAGGCGAAGCGGTCCGCCGACGCGTCGGGCCAGGGCACGCCCGAGCTCGACAAGGCGCTGGCCGATGCCAACGCGGCCCTGGCGTCACAGCGGGCGAACGCCGGGCAGTACAAGCAGGAGCTCGACGACCTCGCGCTGATTGCCGCGGGGGCGTACCACGCCGCGATCGCGGCGGGGAAGTCGCATGCGGAGGCCATGGCCGCGGCCGGGCCCGGCCTCGCGCAGTTGAAGGCGGCCTACGACGCGCTGGGGCTCTCCGTCGACGACGCGGCGACCAAGTCGCTGCTGATGCAGGCCGAGCTGCAGCAGCGCGCGCCCACGCTCATCGCCGGCATCAACGGCCTGACGCAGTCGATGATCGCGCTCGACAACTCCGGCCGCATGAACGCGGAGACCTTTGCCGCGATGCAGCGCCGGGCGTCGGCGATGTTCACCCGCATCCAGGGTGAGCTCGCGGCCGCCGGCGCCGACATGTCGACCAACGCCGAGGCGCTCATCCCGATGCAGGAGTACCTGCGCGAGGCCGCCCGCCAAGCGAAGCTGCTCGGCCTGCCGCTCGACGAGAACACCCAGATGCTGATCGACCAGTCGAAAGAGCTGGGCATCTGGAAGGAGGAGGGCGAGGAGAGCGCCGAGACGATGCTCGACGTGATGACGGACCTCCGCGACGTCATGCGCGACTTCGTGAACGACCTGAAGGGCATCCCGCGCGAGATCAACACGCGGGTCAACGTCGACCGGAACGACACGGGCGCGACAACGCAGCCGCACCCCGACGGCGGGTCGCACCGCGCCGGCATCTTCCGCGGCGTGTTTCCGGCGTCCGGCGCCCGCGCCATCCTGCACGGCGTCGAGTCGGTCGTGCCGCGCGATCAGGAACTGGCGTTCGCTCGACGGGTGCTGGCCGAGCGCGGCACCGGCGACTCAACGACGACCAACAGCCTGAACCTGCTGCCGATCATCATGGGCGGCGGCCTCTCCCCGTACGAGATCGGGCGCCAGGCGGCGGCCTACCTGACCAAGACGGGTCTCGGCACTAACGCGCAGGGCGTGACGCGCGCCATTGAGAAGGTGGTGGAGAACTACCTCGTCACCTACGGAGCGGCCCATGGTGCGCGGTAAGCTCTGCCTGCCCGGTGACGACGTGGTGAACATCGCCACGCTGTCGATGACGAACGAGGAGAGCGACCCGAACTATCAGGTCGAGCAAATCCAGCACCCCGACCCGTCCTACGTCGCCAAGGCCACCGGCCCCAGCACCGTCATCACGGTCACGCTGCCCGGCAACGTGACGTTGAAGGCGGTCTCGATCCACAACACCAACGCCACGACGGCCTCGATCGCCAGCGGCGCCGGCCTCAGTCAGGTCATCGCGATCCCGGCGCTTGACCCGGATGGCCAGCGGCGCGGCGGCTGGAAGGACCTGGACGGCGTGACCGGCGCGACCGACGACGTGTTCACGGTGACGCTCTCGGTCGTCTCCGGCGTCGTGTGGGTCGGGCGCATCGCCCTGTGGGTGGCGGCGCGCGCGGTCAACTGGGAAGAGGGCCGCGACGAGGGTGTGCTGCGTCCGGGCAACGTCGCCATCACCACCCGGCTGGGCTCGATCGTGCACGACGACCAGGGCATCCGCACGCGCTGGTTCGAGATGACCTTCACCCTGGCCGAGGATGCGGCGATCTTCCGGGCGCTCGAGATGAGCGCGAAGGGCGCCGTCCTGCCGTTTGCCCTGGTGCCAGACGAGCTCGTGAACGACGCCCTGTGGGTGAACGCCCCGGAGGCGTACACCGAACGCCTGAACGCGCCCGGATTCGCCAGCATCCCTCGACGGTTCGTCGAGCTCTCCGGGGGGCCGCCAAATGGCTAGCGTGCGCACCTCGGCCGCCACGTCTTGGAGAACCCCATGGCACT